GAGATTGGAAGAATAGGAATTTTGTCATTCTGCGGGAGATGCTGAAAGGTAGGATCCTCGGGCTTAGAGACAGCGATCGCATTAGGATCCACCGGAACATCCCTCAAAGTCGGTGGTTCACCTAGCACGGCCAGAAGCATCTCTTTTCGAAACTCGTCGATGCTGTTGATCTGAAGTTGGGCAGGACCTATGCTAGCCGAGCAGCGAGACTCAATCTGCTTTCCGTCGGGAGAAGTCTGAGTCTCACCGTCAGGTTTGATCCATCTCGCCCACGACTGAAGATGGACCCCAGAGTTATTCTCCATCCACTCTTCGGCAACCGAGATAGCCACGAGAGTTCCGTCGTCTAGCTTCACGGCCACTTCATCAGGGTACAGACCTGGAGCCAGCTCCTCGTACTGAGGAGTTCCGGGGATGCTCCACTCTGGATCCCTGAGCGGAGGTTGAGAAGTTGCTTTCACGAAGCTCATCGTACAGTCCTTACGGTTTGTCCACGTTATGAGTGAGAATCAGCTTGCCAGCTTTTCTTCCGGCCGCGAAGGTAGCTCCACCGGCACGAATGTAGCAGACAGGGATGTTACCGGCCTCAGAAGCGCGAGCGACTGACCACTCGAAGTCGCCTTCGACTAGAGTGGGAAGCTCGTGATCTTTCAGATCTGCCGGGTAGATAGTGTCACCGTTTCTCAGTGTGAGTGGTGTAGACTGGGATAGTAGCAAGACGCAACCGTTTGCTGTGATGATCTCGTAACCATACTCTATCTGAGTAGAGTTCCCGAGAACCTCTGTCCAACTCTTAGCGCTGTTGCGATCTTCGCCTAGTGACAGGACATAATCTCCAGCGACGACGTCTTTCGCTCTCTTCAGACCCTCCTGAGTCTCGACCCACGAGTCCTCGTGTACGCAACCGCCTCCTCCGCCTATGCCGCCGCCGCCTCCTGTCCCCGAAGATGGGAAGAAGACAGAACAGTTACCAAGATAGACGCGAGCGTCGCTCTGATATATTAGGCTCGTATCAGTCGTGGCCTTGAGACCACCCGAGGGAGTTCCTCCAGCGTAGTTAGGATCGTCGACATAGAGATAGTAGTTGATGGTCGTATTGCCGGTACCTGTCACCCCCACGCTCATTGAGTTGTAGGCGATACTGATGGAGCCGATGTAGCTCGTGCTGGCTCCGATAGTGATAGTGGCAGTAGCAGGAGATCCAGCCGCCGCCGTGTACGAAACAGCACCTGTGTTCTTGTACCGAAGATTTTGAGAAGCGATTTGAGGAAGCTGCCTCTGATCGCCGACACGAACACCCGTTCCGGGAGTGCTGAGAAGAAGCGAGGACAGCGTAGCCTCGTCCGTGAACGGAGTGTCACCAGAGATCACAGCGTTGGACGCGAACTTAATTCTCCGCCATCCTATGACTTGACCAGAAGTAATGTTGACGCTACCGACCTTTGGACGAATTCTCGCGCTCAGGGCACCAGAGGGTGAAGTGTACGCCTGAGTGTACCTTGTCCAGCTAGCCCCGATCGTAGCTGACATGTTAGCGTCGTTGGAGAGGAAAACAGTACCAGCGGCATCCGAGTACCAAATAACGTCAAAGCCGACCATGCCGGAAGTAGCACCCGCGGCATGAACCTCTCCTTGAAGCTGATAGCTAGAAGAGGGCAAGACAGGGATGACGTCTGAGAGAGCTGCTGCGGTCAAACCTGTCTGCGGACCAGAGATGTAGACATAAGGCGCAATGGAGCCGATTCCGGAGAACGCGAATCCCACAGGCCAGGAGAATCCTAGAGCCTTGTTGGACGCATCACGGAGTTTAAGACTTCCGTTGAATAGAAGGTTAGCAGAACCTGTGAACACGTTCTCTGGTGTGCGAGGATCCGTTGCAAACGGTCCTCCACCGAGACCTCCGATTGTGACAGTGCCGCCGCCAGCACCAGAGAGAACGCCCCCTGCGGAGATGCTGACTGCAGAGTTCTTGACGTTTGCGTCGGACAACGCAGACAGGAAGCTGTCGTAGAGATTAGTTCCGGCACGAGCACCATACGAAGAGAGAGTCCTCCATACTCCGCCGATGCGAACTTTATGTGCCAGAAGTGCGCTCGAAGTGTCTCCCCAGATGTAGCCGTCTTCTACTGCACCAGGATCTGTCGGACTATATAGAGTGCGGTTACGAGTGGCGAAGAGATCTCCCTGGAACCCTAGGCCGCCGATAGTGACTGAGCCACCACCGGCACCTGAGAGAACACCTGCCGAGGAAATGCTGATGGCCGAGTTCTTAACAGTGGAGTCACTGAGAACAGTGTTGCCGCTGTCACGAAGATAGGTCCCTCCGAGAAGCAGAGTACTCTGAGTGCCGACAGCACCGCCGCCGAGACCAGAATAGGTGACGGTACCGCCTCCAGCACCAGAGAGAACGCCTGCGGAAGAGATCGACACAGCCGAGTTTAGAACCTGAGTGTCTGTGACGACAGAGCCGGAGCTGTTCTGAACGGTGGAACCGAGAGTCGGCTGAGTAGTAGACTGCGAATACGTCAAGTTCGTGTACGAAGCTCCGGCATTAAGTAGGAGAGCTTTCGGGTAGAAGCTCTGCGCCGGGAGTACTCCGGAGATGTACTGAGTTCTGAAGACACCGTCAGTGTAGACCCGGATGCCAATCTCATCGTACACCAGACTCAAATTCTGGGGAGTGGTACCAATACCGAAGCCGACTGGTCCGGCGACACTAACTCCATTCTTGTAGATCTGGACCTGCTGATTCAAGGTCGAGCTGTAGGTGTAGACGACTGCGTACAGCATCGTGGCTAGAGTGAAGTTCGTAGCGTCGTCGTCCAGAGCGAGGATTGTGCTTTTACCATTCACGTTGTACGGAGTACACGAGACGGTCTGCGGTCCAGTGATAACTCGGCCTACGACACCACCTGCATAGGCATCACCAGATCCGGCTGGCTTGCTGAGAGTATTGCCGCTCAGTGAGAAAGTCGTACCGATACCAGACCAGAGACCGGTATATCCCATGCCTCCGAGAGTAGCCGAGCCTCCGCCAGCACCCGAGAGGGAGCCGTCAGGATTAATCGTAATCGCGCTATTGACGATGGTGGAGGAGACCACCACTGAGCCGCCGTTAGTGAGATTGACACCAACCTGAGCACCGACTGTGGAGACCGTATCACCCCAGGAAGATCCGTTCCAGCGAAGAAGTGCCTGTGTAGTCGGGTTATACCAAAGATCACCTACGGCGAAGGTTCCGGAAGGAGTAGTAGTGCTGACGTAGGTTTTAATCTTCCCGTCCGCCGTTGCCTGAGCTCCAGCCGCAGCAGTCAAGGCGTCTACGATACGAGTGTCCGAGAACGCCGCCCACGTCGATCCAGTCCAGCGATACGTCTTATTCGCATCGTCAGTGTCGACCCAGACGTCGTTGGTCTGCATCCCGGAAGTTGGAGCGGCGGTCTGAAAGAAGAAGGTTGCCCCGCTGGAACTATACGATCCTAGAATCCCCTGCGCGTAAGCATCGTTTCCGTGCTGAACTACTAGACGCTTGCGCTGCTGAATTCCGTTCGCGTCTGTAGCTTTGACCTCGATCCACTGAACTAACACGGAAGAGGATACGTTAGCGATCGGTATCGTATTCCCGCCAGTGATTGTGACGTTGTTACCGAGATTGTCTACAGCAGTTATGGTGATGGGTGCCGTGGTGTTCGTGCCTGTAGCAGTCGCCACAACAGACTGACCCGCTGGAGAAGGTTGACCGTTGTCGTCAAAGTAGAAACGATCAGCGCTGAGACTCAGATCAATCTTGTTAAGAGGGGAGACTGCATCCTTTACTACCGTGAAGACCTCGTCCCAAGCAAACTCTCCGATATTCACCCTAAGCACGGCGGAGGCGGGTGAGCTCGGCGGAGCCGTAACCGTGATGTTACCACTCTGATCTATTGCAATCCAGGACTCACCATTCGGCACCCGGAAGGTCGCGATGCCAAGATCGTTGACCTCGGTGTTGTTCAGGAAGACATGATATTTACCAGCACCCGAATAATCGGGAGTTGCGACAGACGTATCCACATAGAGATACATCTTGTCGAGATAGGCGTTAAGCAACTGCTTCGGAATCGTGAAGTCAGAAGGCGGCTGGACGGTAGGATTCTGGGCATAGTCGACCTTGACGCGAAACAAAGGCACCGGAGATGGAGCCTTACCAAGACTCATGAGATCTTCCTGTCGGATGGTCGCGACAGGAGTGCTGAACTTAAAGATTTTGAAGCTGATGAGACCAGATCTTGTGACGTACCAGAAGCCGAAGACAGCGCTGGCGAGGGTCTCCATCAGTTCGTCGTACTGAAGCTCGGGTTCTGGAAAATACAGGCCCTCAAAGGCCCACGGAGCATCCGTAGAAGCCTGAGTAAAGGCAGAGACGTCTAGCTCTCCGCTGCTGAGACCAAGCCGACTAGTGAGGAGTTGCTTCGCTAACTCGGGAATGTTCGTGACTGTTCCGAAAGCTCCCACGGCATCTACTGTGATCGTACCAGCCGGTGGAGCTCCGAGCCGAATGAATCCACTAGCCTTGCACGTTCCGTAGTAGCCGGGAGGAATTGTCGCAGCGATCAAAGAAGCATACGAGGCGTAGTCCTGCTGGAACTTTATCGCGTTTGCACGATCATAGACAGCATCAACCGAAGATAAGACACCGTCGTGAATTTGACCAGTGAGAAGTGCTTGATCAACCCAGACCGGAGAGAGATTACGTGCCTTGCCGAAGAGTAGAGGCTTGAATTTGTTCTGAAGGTCAATGCCTCCCTCAGCCCCTCCTGTCCCAGCGTACTTGTTATTCTGGACGGGCTTAGTCAGCTTGTAGCTATTATCTCTCAGGGTCAGCGTTAGGCTGTTTGTGTCAGTGGTAATCTCTGTCGTGGAGCCTACGAACTCTGTAACGAAGGAGGTGTAGGAGGATCCCAACTTCCCACGCTTGATAGTAAGAGGCCGTGCATCCCACGCATAATCAAGAAGATAGTCGAAACGACCATCTACGTTGTTGATTGTGGCGGAACCCAGAGAAACACTGGTCTGGCCTGGGACGTTCTCCTCAAAGATAGAGGTCTCGTGTGTGAACGCTTGACTGAGACGAACGGGATACTTATTCCCGGTGCTCTGGAAGTCGGCCTCAGTGAGAAGACCGTCCGAGAAAAAGACATTCTCAGCTACGCCGCTCGTGTTAAGCGGTTGAGCCTCGAGAAGATATACAGTCTCACCACTCATGTTCTACAGCATCTTCACGTTGTTGCGATCTACAAGACTCGTGCTCGGGCCGCTCGAGCCATAGACAGAACTAGTGCCTCCAGTTCCACCCGTACTACCGACGCCGGTGCCACCAGACGTCGGGCCAGTAGGTGTCGTGACCGGAATCTTCTGACCTAGGGCAATAGCGAGATTATTGATGGCGTCTACGATGTTGACGCTACCCTCCACCACCGCCTGACCGACGATACCCATCGCGTCGATCATCTCCAGCGACTGCTGGTTGATCTCTTGAACCATGTCGTCCAGCGACGGGAGATCGGGAGCAGTACCGACACCGCCCGGAATTCCAGAGCCACCTGGGGACTCGTAGAGCGCCAGTTGATCTGTGACTTGCTTGAAGATGTCGAAATAGTCGGTACTAGAGCCGTACATCGTGCGCGCGGCGTCTAGATAATTCTGGGCATACGTCGACAGCTTATCAACGTTGGAGAAGTCTCCTACGTTGAATTGACCAATTAGACCCGAGTAAAGATCTCGCGAGTTGCCGAGGATTGTTGTCGCATTGAGAGGCGAGCTGGAAGAAGCTGTCAGCTGATCATATAGATCCTTGGCAGCACTGACGAGACCGTTAGTCGCTGTATCAGCCCACTTCTTAGCGAGATCAGCCCGTTTGCGACCATAATAGTCTTCGACTGCGTTGAGATCCCCACCGACAGCCATAGCCGTCTGGACTGCGTCGTGGTACTCCTTGACTAGATCATTGTACGCTGCCTGAGCAGGATTCGTGTAGCCGAGGATGCCCTGATTGATCTGGTAGTTGAAGTCAGACTTCATCTGATCCATCAGACGACCGCGAGCCTTAGAAAGTTTGTCCTCGCTCAAGCCTAGCGACGCGGCCTGTTGCTTCAGCTTATAGAAGGCCTCGTTAAGATCGCGGATCTTTGTAAGTACGTCAGGAAGAGCGAAGGAACCCTTGACGAACTCGTCGTAAGCCTGACCAATCTGAAGATCAGACTGAAGCTGATCCATGTTGGAGGCTTTCGTATTTTTAAAGATCGTCTTCAGGGTGTCGGTCAGACCTGTGATCATCCCGCGATTAGCTTGGTGGATCAGCGCCCACGCCTGAACCTCAGACTGGTCAGTCGAGCGGAACCAGTCTCTTCCCATGACCCCGGTCGGTTTACCCTTACTCATGTTGCCGGTCAAGGAGTAGAAGTACTGATCGTTGTTGTTAGGTCCCGGGATCTTCCAGGTAGCCTGACCAAAGGTTCCGAAGTTGCCGGGCTTTAGCTGAGCCCCGTACTGAAGGGCGAACTGATTGAAGAGCGAAGCTCCTGAACTCGCTGCGCTTTTACCGATCGCAGCGTCTGCGGGACCATACGTTCCAGTAGCTCCCACGCGAGCTGTTCCGGTGTTGTCCACCCGGACATTACCGAATGAGCTCGGAAGCTTAGGAACTTTCTTAAAGAGACCTATTACGCCGCCGATGACTGCGCCGACGGCGGCACCTACCGGGCCTCCGAGGACGAAACCCGCCGCCGCACCGCCCATCGCCCCACTGACGACGTTTCCAGCGCGACCTTTGATACCTAGAGCCTTGGTGACACTCTTACCGATTTGGCTGCCGATCTGATAGGCTGCGAAAGCGGTTCCGGCAGCGCCGATGGCACCGCTGATGCCGGCCGAAGCACCCTTTCCTGTCTTCAGGAAATTACCAAATGCTTTCATACCGTCTTTAGCAGCGCTCAAAGTGTTGGTGATGTTCGTAAACATGCTCAGTTGGCGAGAGCCGCCCGCTGCCGGGATAGGTGCGTTGGTATCTACGCGAGAACCACCTAGACGAGATCCCGTGACGATAATAGCGTCACCAACAGTAGAACCAGCACCAGCACTGTTTGCGACGAGATCGCCGTTTTGATCATAACGTAAGCGACCTCCTGCTACGGTGCCTGGAGGTGAGAGACCGCCGCCGTTGAGGACGTTCCCCATCACACTATTGACGACGGAGCCTATTAGACCCTGACCACTGGCGTAAGAATTGGTAGTTCCAGTTCCAGGAGTACCGATACCTCCGAAGCCAGCCGTTGCCTGAGGAGCCAAGACCTGCGACAAGGATTGCTGAAGCCACTGCTTCATCGGATTGTAGAGAACAAAGTCCAGGATGATTTTGCTGAGCTGCTTGAAGATATTCTTAAAGATGTCAAGGAAGTTGTTCCCAGCGTCAATCCCATCCCGGAAACCACCCACGATTGCGTCTGCCATATCAGCCGCGGTCTGGTTGGCTTTCTCGTACTGATCGGTGAGCTGCTTCATTGCGCGAGCCTCGTTCAGAGTCGCGGCTTTTAAGTTGACCTGCTTGCGAAGTTCGTCACCCGTCCAGTCATTGTCAATCAGCTCCTGACGGTACTGAAGCATCTCCTTGTAGTAGTCAATATCCTCGGACTTCATTCCCGACTTATACATCGGTGAAAGTGCTCTGTCGAGGGCTTGCTGATTCTCGAAGTCGCGCTGTGCGTTGGTGGCCTCGAGAGACCGCTTTAACTGATCACGTAGCGCGAGTTCTTTCTCAAGCTCAGCTCTCAGCTTGGGGCGATTTTCTAGGCTCGTCCCCTCGAGCATGTTCTGTATCTCGAGTTGACGATTGGCCGCAGCCATCGTCGTACCCTTGACGTTGAGAAGGTCAATGTAGCCTTTCTGGGCCTCGTTGTCGGCACGAAGACCTACGATATCGGTAGCAACCTTCTGATCAGCCTTAGCCTCCGCAGAGGCCTTCTGTCGTTGCTCCATGTAGCCAATCACAGCTTCCTTGGCCGACTGATATTGTTCTGCGACCGTCTTACCGCTGACGTCGAGGCCTAGCTGGTGGGCAAGCTGCAACACGCCCTTAATTTTATTCTCAGGACCCTTTATAGCGTCCTCGAAGCTCTTCTCCTGGTCGACGGCTGCGTTATGCGCCGCTGCGCCCGCCTTATCGAAGGAGCCGCTCAGAAGGGCCGAAATACTCTCTGAGACTGACTTAGCGCGAGTCTCAAGATCAGTGATGCCGTTCATCGCCTGATCGATAGCGGCATTGATGTCGTCCTGAGCTTTTTCGGCTGCGGTTTTGCCGTGTTTCTTCTTCTTTCCGGTTTGTGCGGGAGCGCCTCCCATAATTCCGGGAGTACGCTGCGAGTGAAGAATAGTAGCGTTGCGATCTACATTCTTAGCGAAGTCAGAAAATCTGTTAGTTCCTAGGCGACCTAGCTGAGCGGCATTGTCTAGATAAGCCGACATCTTGCCGGTAATTTCTTTGAGAGGAGAGTTATCCCCCTCTGCCTTCTGGATCATCTCAAGAACACCGAGGTTCTTGTACATAATGGCAGCTTGATTAGAATTTTGGGGTGCCTGCAACTCTCCCGTAGGAGTCAGAACATTTCGGAGCGCTCTCGCAGTAGTCGGATCTTTAATGATAGTACCGCCGACCGTGACTCTACCACCCTCAAAGTTGATCTTGTTGTAATCACTAGCGGGAGCAGAAAATAGGGTGTGGCCTCCCATCGTCCAACCGCTCGGTCGTACGTCAACACCGGAAGAAAGTGTCGCCATATTAGCTTGTAGCTTGAGAGAAATAACTTCCCTCAACTTCTGTGCTTGAATGGTGAGAGTTCCGTTAGTAGCCGCTAGCTTCTGCTCCATCACAGTCTCTGCGTCTGCCGCGATGTTACTCGCGTTAGCGGACTGGCGAACTAGATCATTAGCCTCCTCGATCTTATCATTGAACTGACTGAGAATAACGATCGCTGCCGTAATGGCTGCTGCAACTGCGATCCATGGATTGGCGAGAAGGAGCGCCCAGAGTGATTTAAAGACTCCTATGACAGAAGTGCCTTGAGTACCGATACTCCCTAGACCAGCAGCCATCGCTTCCATAGTAGTCATGGAAGGCTTCATCACAGCAGTCAGAGCGCCGACAGCTCCCTGAGCGAGAGTAAGCGTAGAAAGCCATTTGATTGTGGAGGTTATCGCAGAACCGAGGATTATTGCGCCGACAAGATTAATGTTGTCTCCTAGAAACTTGAAGGCTGAGCCCAGAGCCGACATCGCTGTTCCGAGAGCCTTCGACTCTAGGAGTTTTCTAAGCGAGTCTGTGATTTTGATTATGCCATCATTCAGACCGCTAGATCCGAGACCGGAAGCAGCCATCGTAAAAGAATTACGCAGACGATTGAAGGCACCTTCAATCGTGTTAGACATCTTCTCAGCAGAGCCTGCGAATTCTACCTGAAGAGAATTAGCGACATCAATAATCGCTCTCTTCATCTTCTCTCCGCTGACGGCACCTTTCTTGAGCGCTTGATCAAGCTCACCCGGCTTGACCATCTTAAGTGCAACAGCAAAACGAGTAAACGCACCGGGAAGGCGATCACCTAGCTGACCGCGAAGTTCTTCTGCCTGAATCTTACCTTTGGACATCATCTGTCCAAGGGCGCGAAACACGCCGTCTACGTCAGCCGTGCTGAGCTGAAGTGCGCGCGCGGCAGTGCTGAAACCGGTGAAAACGTCCTTAGCTTCTGCCATCGTCATGCTGGTTCCCTTGATGGAACCGAGGAAGAACCCGTATGACTTAGCCGTAGAGACTATTTCTAGTCCTAGTTTGTTAGCGAAACCGATTAGAAAGTCGAACTGATATGCTGCCTCCTTAGCAGATCCTGTGGCAGCTTCTAGCTGCGCTTTGATCTGGATGATGTCGTTGATTGCGTTGACAACAACTCGCCCCGCGAGGATACCGCCGAGAGCGTTCCAGGCAGTCTGTGTCCTGTAGAGAGCCGTTTGTAAAAGACCATTCGTCTTAGCGAGGCTCATGAAGCCCTGCTCAGCCTGCTTAGTATTCGCACGGATGTTGATGCTGGAGGGTGCAGATCCCTTCAGTGAGTTGAGAGAGCCCCGCGCAGCGTTGGCCGCTAGAGTAATCTTCTCAAGTGCGCGAACCGTCGCAGCCATTCCAGGTCCAGCTTTGAAGCTGTTTAGGGCTGCCAGGAGACTCATGACGTTGCGGCCAGCCGCAGCGGTAGGACCACGGAAGGCTGAAAGTGCAGCGAGAGTTCCCGCCAGACCTCGAGGTGAGGAATAGCTACTCGCAAATCTCAGAGCATTAAGTACAGAGAGAGTATTCTTTCCAGCCGTGGCGCTAGGACCACGATAGCCTGAAATAGCGGCGAGCAATCCGGCGAGGCCGGTGACACGACCGAGATTGAGAGAGCCAACCGACTTGAGACCCTGAAGAAAGATGATCGCGTTACGGACAGCAGCGTCACTCGGGGCACGGAAGTTACGAAACGCGTCACTCAACGACTTGATGGAGTTAATCGCCGCCTCGCTGACGGGACGAGCGTTCTGCTGCATAGAGGCGAAGGAAGACGAAGCCTTCTTCGCAGCGGCACTGACGCCACCCTCCATACGATCTGCAGCAGCCTTAATCGCGTCGAAGCTCTTGACGATGCGATCTGCACCGGCTTCTGCACCACTACCATCAATTTCTAGCTGATAGGTACTCATTAGCCACCAAGCCTCGCCGGAGGTTGACCCTGAGTATTATCCTTATTCTTCTGTTTCGTACCCCAGTCCTTCATGAAGACCGCGTCGAGTCGCTGGACGTGGTACATGAAGTCATCTCTGTCGTCTGCGTCGTGAATATCGCGGAAGAGACAATAGGCTGTGATGTCGCTGACGGAGATAGGTTGGGGGGAGCCCATGCCGTACTGACGAGAAGTAGATAGACACATAAAACCTTCCCATATCCACTGCAAGTCCCGGAACATCTCAGGCTTGCTGTTTAGTACGGGGAAGAGCGAGGGGTCCTCACCTCTCGCCAGTATGTCTTCCTCCATCTTTTCCAAGTCAGGCTTGGGCTTGAGCTCCCACTTGAGGAGCTCCTCTAGTTTTTTCTAGCGTTCTCCCGCTGTTCCTTCTCGAACGTGGTGCGTTCCATCGCCGCCGTGAGGACGTCGTCACGGAAGTCCGGAAAGCGCTCGACCATTGCGAGAGCATTCTCTTCGCTGAATGGGAACTCTTCCTTGGGATTGTCTGGGTTCGGAACACCCTCCCAGCCGACAATGACGGAGCCGGCGACCTGCTTATTCAGGAGCTGCTCCTGAAGAGAGTCGGGCATCTCGCGATTACGAAACTGTGCGATGTAAGGCTTCTCGAGCTTGCGGCGATACTCGCGCGAAGCCTTGGAGGTGAGCCGACGAACCTGTACCTTGAGACCGTCGCCGAAATCTACCCAGACACCGGACTCTTCGAGACTCCGGTCCGTGTTGTAGCGATCTAGAAAACCAGCCATGAGCATTCCTTCTCTTTCAGTCTATCTTTAGGTCAGCTCGCTCAGGAGGAGACGAGCTGACCTAAACCTTATGCGCTCCGTGTTCGGTTGACAAGTACCTTAGAGACAGTAGTCGAACCGAGACAGAAGGAGAGTATAGTCGCGAGAATTTGCAATGTCACGAAGCGCCTGGAAGCCAAGCGGCGTCGTGAGATCTGTGTCGATGCCCGGAACTTCCGGGAAACCAGAAGTGTACTTGAGACGAGGAATGTCCCAGACCTCTGCACAATTATTGGCGGCGTCACGGAAGGCGATCGTCACGCCCGAAGCCGTGGTGTTCCGCAGCTTGTTGAGAAGCGTCTCGTCACCAAAGTAAGTGGTAAGCGTCCCGGTGATAGCTGCACGACCTAGACCCAGACCAACCGCCCCGGCCGAACCGATCCCATTGCGAGCACGAAGACCATTGTCGAGCGTGAACGCGAAACCGCTGACATAGTTCGGAGCACCCATCGGGGCACCGGCTTCCATGATCATGGGGACGGAATTAGAAGCGTCCAGCACGGAATTCGTGCTGATTGCCTCAGTCGCAGCACCCGCGTCACGAGTGGCGGACGGAGCAGAGAGATCAGCACCCATCCAGGTCAGAGTCGAGGTCACGACACCGCGAGTTTCTGCCGTGAGGCTGAAGGCCGAGGGCTGCTGACCAGAGGCGTACGACCAGCGCTGACCAGCCGCGAGGGTGTACTCCTTCTCGACACGATACGTGAACTGCGAAGTTCCCGTGCGAATAGTGTCACCGTAGTAGACACGAATCGTCTTGCCGGTACCCGTATCGGCCGTGAAGACGCCCTGCGTGATGTCGAAGCTGAGACGATTAGCAGCGATGGCGCTGATGCGAGCGAAACCATTGTTCGCCGCAGTGCCGAACGAATAGTTTCCGCCCTCGTTGGAGATCTTCACCCACTGACCAACGATAAGACCGAGCGTGGTGAAGTTCAGAGTCGTCGAGGTGAGAGCAGATCCGCCGGTGATGGTGGCGACGATGTCTCCGCTAGCACCCTGAAAACCGACGACCTTAGTACGAGCAGTCGCTGGAGGAGAGGCCTCGACCGTGAAGGTGCCGACGATAGTCGTAGCAGTGTTGCCGGTGATGGGGAAGAGACCGTTATTCGCAGCAACGCCGTATCCGGTATTGCGAATAAGCATGTTGGCGACGAAGGCCGTACCAGTCGCGTTATTCTGTGAACCGGCGAGGACCGAACTCGCTGCGAGGGTGATGGCCGTGGCTGAGACGGACGAGATGCGAGTTGCGCTCGCACCATACTCCCAGTGAGCGCCATTGGCAACCTCGGGAGTGCGAAGCCAGTTGTTGCAGAAGAGACCCTCGAGGAACACGTCCATGTTCTCGATGGAGTGCTCCATCGCCATGTCGCCACCGGCATCTCGGCCGGTGTTGATGAGGTCGTTGATCTGACGAGTCGGATCGATCTCCGCCGACACTTCGTTAGTCGGTGTGAAGCTCAACGCATCGGATGTGCGACGCACTTCCTTGTACACGGGATTCGCTGGGGCAACACCGAAGGAAGTTTCCTTGGCGACCCGGAGTGCGGTCCGATTACTGTCCATCAGTAAGGCCTCCTGACTTTGCTATGCCATACCTCCAAACGTGGAGAGATACAAGCGTTATTTTTCGACTAACTGATCCCGATAAAACGGGGCTTCGAACACGTAGCGATCCCAGTTATCGTCAAGGTTCGCAGCGCGAACTTCGTTTGTTGCGAGAACGCGACTGGACGGGGTCTGAAACTTAATTAGCTCACCATCGTCAGTGAGAATCTCCAGCATCTCGTAGGCATCAGCCCACCTATCGGCAAGCTGTCGTGATCTCGTAGTGCCTTGATCCTGTGGAGTGTAGATGTCGATCTGCATGGTACCAAGATGTCGCTTGAAGAAAGTGCGACCGACTCCGTGACGAATGACTCCTCTCTCCACGAGATTGTACACACAGAAGAGGGTAGAAGACGGAGTCTCGAAGGACTGGTTCGGCCACGCGATCTGTTGTCCAACGTCGGGCTCAGCTAGCGTCTTAAAATGCGCTGCGACGGCTTTGCGTTCAGTTTCCTTCGACACGCTTGATAAATCCCATCATGGAGTACTGTAGGAGAGTCTCTCCTCGCCTAGTCATACCGCTCGGCGGCGTACGAGACTTGTGATCCGCTGTTGCATAGGTCCCGTACTCGACATCGCTGAAGTGAGCGAGATTGTTGTTGAGGTAGATGCTCTGAAACGGGTTGGCTCTCACAGAGCTGAGAAGAATCTCGAACTCTTCCTGAACCTTCTGGGCGTTGGCACGGCGTCTAGGCTCGCTTCCGAGAGGAAGATCGCTGGTCTTACCGGGAAGAGCAGGATCTACAACGGCTCCACGAGTGGACGTGTTCGGCGACCCAAGACTCCAACGAAAGTTAACGAGGGTGCGACCGGTGTAGACGGGTGTCTCGAGGATGGACTTCTGCATATCGGTAAGGCCGACCGTCAGCCGCGCAACAAGCGTCTCACGTATGTCCCGCACCGCTTCCTTGCCGAGATTTGAGAATCCTCGGGGTCTACGAAACTTTGATCTCATCATAGCCTGCGCGGTCATGCGCGCCTCGCGAAGATGATGTACAATTCAGGAATAGGCTTTGACATGAGAACGTTCCAACGCTCGCCAGTCTCCATGACGATATAGTCATTCTCAGTGGGCGTCAGCTCCCCAAGATCTACCGCAGGAACTAAGAACTTCGAGTCTAGTACCGAGACCGGCGAAGCTTCTCGCTCCTGCAACGTGATGGCAGAAGGTAGAAAACGAACTCCCGTGAGAGTAGTCGTAGTATCCGACTTCGTGTCCGTTACAGGATCGTAAGATCCGTTACCGGTCTTACTCGTGTAAGTACCAGTCCTGACTAGCTCCTCCGCGACGGAGAAGGCGGTCTCGACACTACTCGAGACAATATCTCTGAGGCCCTTCATCTAACCTACTATGACCTTACGTACTCGGGTGCCTAACGTGTATTCTCCGAGGCCGCGCAGCGCCAGCAAAGCGGCGGCTGGTACGGGCGCGTTTACCCTAGAGCCTCCATTTTGGGCACTGGAAAACTGAATCTCTATGACATCTACTTTGACGCGGTCCACGCCAGTCGAGGAGGGAGCTGCGAAAGGATCTCCTCGACTGGCGAATACAGCCATCTCAAAAGTTGCGATCTTAACCTTCTTCGGAACCACGCTGTCGGAGATGAGACGCCCCTCATCATCTACGACGAGAGAGCGAGGCCAGCCGAGCGCCTGAGTAGAACTCTTGATGACTCCACGCCATCTGATGAGAGTGTCTAGCTGAGCAGTAGCGGCAACGAGAAGGTTAGCCCGATCTGGCTCTCCGAGATCAGACCAGTTGTCCGAGTAGAAAGGGTGACTGGCGAAATAGTCATCTGCCTCTGCCTCAGAGACGTAGGAGTTCGAGTCGGCGAGACCAGAGCCATCCTCCACTACCAGATCGACCATCTCAAACTCCTTTACACGAACATAGCACTAGAGGGGTCTCTTGACTAGCCTACGATGTAGGCGCGGCCGAAGGGCGAAGCCTGTGGTGCGGACGTTGGGACTACTGTACTCACAGCCATTCCTCCCGGCTCGACAAAAGTTCTAACACCAGAGATTTCGGACACTAGGTATCCGTCGGGAGTGACGTAGACGCGAGTGACTGGTGTAAGGGTGCCTTCAGTCACGTTAAGGACTGTAACTGTCAGAGTGGAAATCTTCGGAGAACCCGAAGCACCCGAGAGAGTTTCAGTTACCTGAATATTGTAGCTGGTCGTTGTCTCGTAGTCCAGACCAGCACCGGCTGCGAGATACACTCCATAGCTCTGGCCAGAGATTAAGGAGAGAGTAAATCGTCCGCCCGCGCTGTCCGTCAAGGCTAGCGAAGAAGCCGGATCAGTGGACGTTATCGTACCAACTAGAATTCCTGGCGCTGCTGTCTCTGGAACGCTGCCTCCAGAAGTCCAACCGAGGGTCTGAAGAGCAACCGCAGGAGTCCACTCAAGAATTATGAGACCTGCCCGACCCGCGCCTCCAGCATTGCCAGATTTTCTCCCGCCTCCTCCACCTCCTCCGTACAGTCCCGCTGCTCCGCCCGGTCCCTGTGAGGTCGCCGCGTTACCTCCGCCTCCCGCACCAGCTTGAGCGCTCGTAGAAGTATCTGTCCAGAACGTTCCGTTAGTAGCGGCTGGAACGGTACCGTTGTTTCCTGTGCCACCTGTAGAAGTGGTCGCTGTCGCACCAGCGCCGGAAGGTCCAGCCGCTCCTCCGCCTCCACCAGAGCCAGAGCCTGCTCCCGAACCACCAGCGTAAGTTTGATCGCCTATCGAGTTAGCAGTAGTAGCTCCGGTCTGGGAGGCAGTACCAGCCGCGCGTACCGTCGTGTTGGAGGTGACCCAAGTGTGAGCTGTTCCTCCGGGAACCGTGACTGTCCCACCTACTACACCGATCTGACAGGAGGCCGTTCCTCCAGCAGTGAGAGCAACATTTGCCTTGCGAGCGTAGGCTCCGCCGCCTCCACCCGCGGCGATCGTTCCAGAACCTGTGCCCGTTCCGGCGCTACCATTCGCACCGGCTCCGATGCAGTGGACGACGTTGTTGGAATTGTTCCAGTCGTTCGGGACCGAGAACGTAGAACCAGAAGTTATGATCTTAAACTTAGGCACGATCTTGTCCTAAGTAATATCAGCGAGAGGATCTACGTAGACTACTCCGCTTGACTTCGCATACTTGACCCTCCAGCGAATAAGCCCTGTCATCCAGGGTGTGAACTGAACTACTAGCTTCTGCGCTACGGGAGAAGCCAGACCTGAAGTATTCCAAGTCGCCGCGTCAGCGTCCTGAGCCGAGACGGTAGCTAGAAGAGACACGGGAGCGTCAGATACGAAATTAGGGATGTATGAGCCACTCGTACCAAAGTACTCGGCCTCAACCCAGATGTCATTGTTATTAAGAGTCACACCGTCGGTAAGAACGTGGACGGTGAGAGTCTTTGTAACACCGACATAGTCATTCCACACAACCCCGTCGTAAGTCTGAAATGGCCTAGTCGGCGTATTGTACGTCGCACCGGTGATCTTCCAGGAGTAGGGAGTAGTGCCGTCGGAAGCGCCTCCTGATCTCACTACCGAATTCTCAGTGTCTAGAATGGCACCCTGCTCTTGGAGTCTGCTGCGAACGAAGTTCGTACCCTCGTAACAGTTCAACATCTCGAATCGCATCGCCGTTGTGTTGACTCCCCAATGCCAGAAGAAAGGGGATGGGAGCTTACAACCATGCAGAAGCGCGCGATAGCCGCTTCCGTTCTGAAACATGGCGCTAGATCCCAGAGGAGTGAAGTCAACCCCGATAAACTCAAGATATGTTTGAGTGAGAGTGGCGAAGAGCATACCCCCGCCACCAATGATAATTCCACCAGGAAAGAAAGAGACCCCGGGATCGTTCCTAATGCGGAACTTGATAGTCTGTAGAACCCACATCGCGGTAGTCGACTGATCACTAGACACTGAGCAATTCAGTAGCTCCAGAATGTAGCCTCCCGGGAAGAATCCGGCGTTAATGGCCGTGTGCTTAAGATTGAATTGACATCTCTCAAAGGTGCGGAATCCCGCTGCTCCACCTGGAAGCGTTAATCTGGTAGCGACTGCAGATCCAACACCGACGTTGAAGATAATGCCGTAGAAGTAGTTAACCGCTCCGCTAGAACCTACATTCACAGTAGCTGTAAGATTAATGACAGCAGTCGTACGAAGATCTGCATCTACAGGCGGGACGCTGCCGCCGCGATCTACGCAGAAGACACGATCAGGGACGTTGGCGGTTCCCTTGAAGTCCAGAGAAGTTGCCGGATTATTCTCAACGTGATCGTGAGCAACGAAGTAGGTGTCTCCAGCCGCAGCAGCGGCATTCGCAGTCGCAGACGTCAGAAGAGTGAAGGCGTTGGTCCAACTCGTCCCGTCACCCGTACCAGTCGCACCACTCCAGACATACCAGTTCGCCATCAGCTAGACCTCTTGACCCAGAGGGTCACAGTCGCCCGCTTGATGTTTGTAGCGGCCCCTGAGACCACCGCTCGAAGGAGGTCACCCTGCGCCAGCCCTGTGCTGCCCCAACCCGTCAGGGACGTGTTCTGAGCCTTCTGAGCGCCGCTCAGACTAGGCTTGGCGGTGCCTGCCACGCTGCTGAACGTGGGAAAACCCGCGTAGGTGCATTTCTGTACATCGATTGTGATACTTCCAGTCACGTCTCCGACGATGGTCCATCGCTGAATAGTTCCCGCGAACGGGAGATCAGGAAGATCGGCCGCTAGAGCATCTGCGATAACCGCACCGCCTCCGTTAAGCTCGAAGACCAGAGCCACGAGATCTCCGGCGAAGGCACTGAAGCTGTCGCTCTGTCTCTGGAGGTCTGGTCCTACGACCTTCACGAGACCTCCTTAAGCGATGACGGTGACGCGGTAGGAGTTCGCAGTAGGGGCGACGGCGAAGGTGACCTGCACCGTGTTGACTCCGTTGGCGACGACGTCTGCAATTACCATCGCGTTCGTCGCCTTCTCCCGAACAGAGACATGGACGTCCTGCGTTCCCAGATTGTGCGTGACGGTTAGCGTCGCGCTCGTACCGTCACCGATGTCTGCACTGAATTTCCGTGCGACGATGGCGGTGTCGACGGAGACGCCACCAGCCGCGACACTGATGCCACCGCCCGCAGCCGCCACGACTGTGATAGCATTCCCGCCGAGCGTGATACCGTTACCAGCGGTGTAGGTGACTCCGGCACCACCGAACTGATTGATCGAGAGCGCTGTGGTACCGAGGACAATGCCTCCGGTATTCTCGAGACGCCACTGCGTCTTACCGTTCGCAGTACCTTCCTCGACGTACCAGAAGGCGCCCGGAGTCATCTCGTTGTTGCTGTCTGCGTCCGAGGCACGAGTCCACGCACCAGCCGCAGCGACATAGACGCCGTTTGCCGAGGCAGTGGTCTGATTCTTGGCAAGAATGCGATCGCCGGCGACGGGAGTGACACCGTCAATCGCACTCAAGCCAGACAGCGTGAGATTCGCCGTCGAGGCCAAACGGACAGAGGCCTTCGCGTCGATACCAGCCGCAGCGTTGTTCACCTGCGTCTGGACGTACGACATCGTAGCCGCGTCCTGAGGGTTGGTAGGATCCGCGAGATTGGTGATCTTCTTGCTATTCCAGCTCACGTCAGCCGTGGGGACAGCGAAGCTGCTCAGCGAGTAGCCCTGAACCGTCGTGGCGAGATCACTGATCGTGGTTGAGAGCTGAGTGCCAGTGTGATTGGCGCGACTGAGAACTGTGGCGAGCGAGCTACCGCCGAGAAGAGCGGAGTCTGTGGCCTTATTCGTCCACGACGCACCGTCGTACCAACGCGGAGCGCCGAGCGCAGTGTCGTAGTACATCTGGCCCGCGACAGGAGTTCCCGGAGCAGACGAGAGCGGATGCAGAGCCGCGTTCTGAAGCTGAAGCTTCGAGAGGTCTAGATTGACAACCATCTTCATGGTCAGTGACTCCTCAGTTCAAGTACGCGATGCCTGACATCGGAATGTCAAACTCGAGTCTCAACAAGTTAGGATCCAAGTACGTAGTCTCAGAGAGAACACTGCGACCGGCATTGTCGACGACAGTGACTGATGGGTAGCGATTCAGGTTGTGCGAGATATTCCAGATCTGATTAGCCGAGGGCTGACTGAACTGAAACGTCGTCTGTACACCGTTTCCCTCTGGACCCTGAGGACCGGGAATTCCCGGTACCCCGTCACGCTTCACGACAACGATAGAAGCCTCGACCTGATTCACCACAGGGCGATTGTCGCCACGTACAAGGGTGACGATAGACTCTCGACGCAGTATGACTGCGTCTGTCACGATGCCCTCCTGATCTTCCCCGGCCAGACTTCCACACCGGGAGTAGTCGTCACATCCAGGAGGCTGAACGAAGTCCAGCGAGTAGAGAAGTCGTTACACTCATCTTCTGTGAGCGTCAACATCTTCCCGCCCGCGAAGCTCGTGTCTACCTCAAGCATCTTATCGACGCGAGTTCCCGCAACGAACCGTAAAGGAACATTCGTTAGGTCGATGGGATTACCGTCAGCATCCTGCATCCGCACAGGAATAAGGAGTCCGCCCTTCCTCGGAACGGTGATGTCCCCATTCTGATCTACTGGAGGAGGGATGGTCGGCACGTATCTCAAACCCTTCTATGAGAAGCGCCCGCCGCAGCGCGACGACTGCGACGGGCGCTCATGCTCCGCAGGCTGGCGGAACCGATTACTTCTTGTCGGCGGCGCCCGACTTGTTGTCTCCGGTCTTGCCTGACTCCGCAGCCTTCTTGTCTTCCGACTGAGCCGCCGAGCCGACGATGCTCTTGTTCGGAACGTTGTCAGCATTCTCGCCGGCCTTCTGGGCGGCGTCGGCTTCCTTCGGACTGTCGGCCATCACAACGCGACCGGCGACGCCAGAGATCTCGGCGACGATCTGATCGCTCGGGATACCCGCCGCCATTCCGGAGCGCAGAGGCGTTGCCGCGATGCGAGCCGCCTCGACGGCACCGTTCTCGACAAGCGTGTACTCACCCGAGTTGATGAGCTCCTTGGCGTCCACCGGGTAGACGTTCTGGCGACGACCCTTCTCGTCCTCGATGGTCACCAGACCGGGAACCATCGCGGAGGGAATCATATTTTCACGAACCGTCATTTCACTGACTCCTTTCCGCCGCGACCGTTACGGGAGCGGGTTCTGGCTGATGAACGCCGAGTAGTTGATGCTCGGGGTCGTACCGCCGAGAACTGCGTAGATTCGGGCGTAAGCCTTCGCAGCACCGTCCTCGCCGATGTTGTTGAACGGGACCGATCGCCGGCCGACGCCCTGACTGTCCTCGCCGATGGACGAAGGACCCGACTCGATGCGAGCCGCGACCGTGACGTCCGTGGCGAAGGTGGGGTCGGACGAGACCTGAAGGCGGAGATCGGCGCTTTCGTCACCGGTCGTGGCGTCCAGCGTCGAGATGTCGACCACGAGCGCCGCACTGACGATGCCCGTACCGAGATTCACGACACGCGGTGAGCCGCCGACGGTACCGGCACCCGTCGAGGTGACAGCACCGGCGTCCTTGAGCTGAAGAGCCGCGTCGAACGTGGCATCCATCTGATTGCGCTTCGTACCCATCTGATGTTCTCCTCTCGGCCTCCCGTTAAGCGACGAGCGCCGCGTTCTTGATGCCGCGGACGCGAACTGCTGCGGAACCGTTGAAGATGCCGAAGCCCGAGTACCACTCGACGCGAGTGCGGAAGAGCGGGAGCTCCTGCAACTCGCCGAGATCACGAACATCCATTCCGCCGTTCTGGATGCCGCTGACGCCGTCGACGCCCATGCTGAGGACGTACACCGACGTGCTGGTGTTCGTGCCGCCGCCCGGACTCGCTTCGTTGAACGCGAGAGGATCGGGGTTGACATTGTCACCGTAGGTCGTCAGCAGCGGCAGACCCGCGTAAGCCGTGACCGGGCGACCGAAGTCATCCTTCTCCAGGGTGATGGAACCGGCGATGTCCTTGTTGTTCCGGGCATTCTTGAACTTGCGCCGGAGAGTGCGGCTCATAAGGATATGAGTCGCGTTGGCGACCCGATCGATCGCCTCGTCGAGAAGCTCGAGCGAGAGTGCGTCGCCGCCAGCGGTATTCGAGCCAGCGGGACCATTCGCACCGGCGTCCATCAGGTTGTAGCCCGTCAGGCGAACCTGGAGGCCGTCGAACTCACGCGGCTGGAGCGTGGTGTCACCCTTGATGAACTTGGCGGTCCAGGCTTGCGACAGCGCCTTGATCTTCATGTTCTCGTGGGTGGAGCGGACCTGATTGCCCATCGTCTGAATGATAAAGCGGTCCACGTCCAGATCGCCACCAGCGATGTAGAGCGTCTCGGTCGCCGGGTTGATGACGCCGACACTCTCCGGATACCCCTCGTTCACGCCGCGGAAGGCGACTCCCGGAAGCTGCTCCTCGCGATTGTAGGCGAGGGCATTGCCCTGGATGTTCTGGAACGGAAGGACACGGAGGATTTCGGACGTGCGAGCAAACTGTTCGATGACGCCAGCGCGGACGAGATTACGAGTCTCGAGCTTCGCGGCCTCCACGAGAGTCATGGGCATGGTCAATATCCTCGTCTTTGCTGCGGCTCGGCCGCGGAGGTGGAGCTCCGTAGGGCTCTACTCACACGTCGATACAAAAGATCTGAGGCCTTGGCAAGCCCCCGCCGCAAAAAACTTTTGGGACTAGCCTAGGAAGCCCTCAGACCCGCGCTTGAGCGCAGGCGCGCTGCCTTGGCTGTGGCGGGGCGCTGGCTGGCGCGGCGTGTTCTGAGAGCGGTTGCAGAGG